ACAGAGCCGCCACTAATGTATGACCAGTGAGCAGTGTCGCCCCAAGTACCGCTTCCACCAACCCAGTACCTGTCTGGCCCTGTCTTGAAGGCGTCGGTGCTGTGGCTTACAGACGTTGTCTTCTTCTTGTTGGAATCAGTCGTGTGAGAGACTGCGGTTTGCTTTCTCTTCAATGAGTCTGTCGTATGTGAGACTGTAATTCCACTCTTACGCTTATTCGCGTCAGTAGTGTGGGTCTTGACTGTTTGCTTACGAGTGTTCGCGTCAGTTGTGTGAGACTTAGTAGTCGCCTTTCGTTTATTTGCGTCGGTTGTATGAGTCTTGGTAAACTGATTGCGAATCAAGGAATCAGTCGTATGAGTAACTGTGACACCGGTCTTCCGCTTATTAGCGTCCGTAGTATGTGTTCTAGTAAGTCCACTCTTCTTTTTATTAGCGTCAGTAGTGTGAGAGACTGTAACACCGCTCTTCTTTTTATTAGCGTCAGTCGTATGAGACTTTGTAAATTGCTTCCTTTTCAAGGCGTCTGTTGTGTGCGTTTTGGTAGTACCGCTAACCTTTTTATTGGCGTCTGTTGTGTGGGTCTTTGTTGATTGCTTCCGCTTTAAGGCGTCAGTCGTGTGGGTTTTAGTGTACTGAGCAGGACCTCCACTACCGATAGTGAAGTCAGCGGCTGATTCAGCGTTACCACCAAACGAGACGAGTGATGTGTCAGTTGAGCTCTCAGTGTACCACTCTTGCCAGTGGTAAGACGTTCCGTTGGTTCCTCCCGTGTAGCGTCCGTACATCGGGTTGTAGACCTTAGGAGCCTTGTTTGACCACGTGCTTGATGAGACGGTTGAGTAATTAGGTGTAAGCTCCCAAGTATCCTTATACCAAGTACCTGAGTTTGGACGACCTGATGAAGTATAAAACTTACTGTTAAAGTAAGCACCTGCTCCAGAGCGCCGTGGGTCAGGACTTGTTCCTGGTGTACCAGCTGACATTGAGTTTCCAGCGATGTCGTAGATTTGGATTAGGTTCAACGGGTTCGAACCGTCAAATCCTCCGAAGATGATAATCTTACCGTTAGCGGAGTCAAACCCGAATGCTGGTGTTCTCGTTGGAGTATTAAGCGTTGTTAAAGCTGAAGACCAGGCACCGTTAGTCGTCGAGTAATCGAATGACCGTACTTGAGAGTTAGTTGTTGACAGCGCGGAGTTTGTCGCACCACCAAGAATGTACATTTTCTTGTTTGCTGAGTCGTTGATATATGCCATACCAGCGACGTCTGTAACTGAACCGCTTGGAGACAACGTTGTCCAGGCTCCGTCTGCGCTACCAGTAAAGCTTAGTGAGTAAACACCCCCAGTAGTACCAGAGCCGTCACCACCGAGAGCAACGATTAACCTGTCAAGTGTTGCGTCGTATGCCATTGCAGAAAACCACCTTGGAGAAGGAGGTGTTCCTGTTGGGTTTAACCGAGCAGCCTTGTAGTTACCGTTAGCGTCTCTTGTGAGCGTCCAGACTTCGTTTCCTTCTTGAGAGACACCAGATAGACCACCGAATAATAGGATTCGCTGTCTTGATGTGTCGTATGCTGCGTTTCGTCCCTCAGTTGGAGGAAGGCCAAGGTATCCTGTCGCTGCCCAGCGCCAAGTGTTCGATGAAGCACTGTAGACCCAAACGTCGGACGTGTGGCCACCTGCAGCGATTGTAGACTCGTCGTATATGTCGTCAAAACCGCCAATCATTAAGAACTCGCTTGCATCAGGGTTGTACAGCATTCCAGGGGCGTCACGTCCCTTCATGTACTCTGATTCAAGAAGTCCATAGACTGGCATATTGCTTGAGCTGGCGTCGTCTAGGTCAATCGCAAAGCCGTAGCGCTCAGTTGAGTCATAGGTAAACATACCCTTCTCAAAGAGGATTCTGCGGTTGGTGTCGATTATAGATGGAGCCAATGCGTGAGGAGGATACTGATGGTTTCCAGTCGACCCATTGTCGTTTGCTCTCTTTTCAACCCAAGCTCTCGTTCCAGACGAAACGTTCGTGATGTAGCCGATGTCGTTTCGAGTTGAGGCTCCAGTTGTTCCTGTCCAACCTCCAGCGTACCAGAATCTGTTGTTGGTTGGGTCGTATCCACCTGAACCCATTTCACGTCCTGCAGGAGCAGTTCCTGTAACTGTAATCTGAGTTAATGTTCCTGAGCCTGAATCGTCCCACTCGTAGAAGTCTGTTAGGTAAGATGAGCCAGTGTAGCCACCGAAGAAGTAGATTTTACCGTTGTTGCTGTTGTAGTCTGCAACGACACCAGACCGGACAGAGATTGTACCGCTAGCTACTCGTTGAGTCCAAGTAACTGACGTAGGAGTGTCAACGTCGAACGTACACCTCTGAATGTCTGAGTACCGAGCTGAACCCCAACCACCTATGAGGTAGATGTAGTTTTGGTCACTTGCTCCGGTCACAGGAGCAGACGTCATAGCATTCGTGATGTAGCCTCTAGCAAGAGGAGTGTTCGTCTGTGTGATTGTGGTCCAAGCTTCTGAACCTGGAGTATCTAGTCGAAGCGAGAACATGTCTTGCTTGTCGTTCGGGTCGTTACCTCCCCAGATAATCATGTATGAGCGAAGAGCACCACCTGAGGTCAGGTTTCCTTGGACGTATGTTGAACCAGCTAAGTTTCTACCGCTTGGCGGTGTTCCTGATGGACTAAGCTGTCTCCAAGCTTGTCCAGGACGGTCCATTGGAAGCTCCCAGACGTCGTTGTACCTTGTTGTGCCGTCATAACCACCGAAGTAGATGTACCGGTCGTTGCTCTTGTCCCAGACCATAGCACCACCACGACGAGAGATAAAGTTTCCTGTCGTGTTGTTTTGGACTCGTGCTCTGTTCGTGATTGTCGCACTGTTTGAGAATGACGTTCCAGTTGCCTTGACCTCAAACTTAGGTGTGATTGAATCTGTGGTAATACCAGATGTGTACTCACCTTCTAGGAAGACTGGGTTTGTGATTCCGTCCGTTCCTGTGGCTCCACCGACCGCGATTGGAGTCTTAGCGTCACTTGCGTATTGTCCAACTGCCCTAACCGTACCAACGATTGCTGGGAACGGCGTCGCAATCTCAGTGTTTGACGTTCCTGTCTCAATCGTGACAGATGCAGCACCACCGTGAGAGTTTGTGCTTCTAAACTGATAAAGAACTCTCAAGCGGTCTGTTGATGAGCCAGCAGACCATGTTAGTGAGCTGAACGTGTACGTTTTAACGCCTGCCGTCAACGTCTGCTCAGAGCTGATTGTCTGAGATTGTTGGACCGTACCAGAGCTGTTTACTCTCTGAAGCTGGACAGCAAGCAAAATCGAGCTGCTACCAGTGGTAACATTAACCTTAACTGTAATCGTACCGGAGGTAAACGTGCTTAGATTCGGTTGGCCTGCGTCAGTCCATGCGTAACTGGTCTCGGTCGCAGAGTTAGCAACTGAGACGTTGATTGAACCAGCGCCCTCTTGCTCATACGGCAAGGACTTACTAAAGTCAGCACCGCCAGAGAGGTCGCTGTTCGCAGAGCCGAGGTAGTATGACCTAGCCATCTTTTCCTAGCTCCTTGTGAGGGTCATGCCTTGGCTTTCGGACGTTTGGAAGGTTAATGTTCAACCAACCGTCGCCATAATCAGCAAGGGCCGCATCCTGTATCTCAAGAAGCTTATTGAAGTCCATAAACTTCCCGAACTTGATGTAGCCTTTACCGAGTACTGGTTCTATCTTGTTGAAGTGAGTGCTGAAGTTACCTTGCTTGTCAATTGCGTAGTAATCGTTTCCATGCTCGATGTGTCGTGTAGGACGTCCTTGTCCGTCACGGTCTTTGAAGTATAAAACAACTACCTGGACGTCATCATCTTGTGTCTTCGTCCAGTCTTCATAGGTTTTACCGGTCTCAGCGTGGTCACTGTACCAAACTTTGAAGCCATCGAGCTTGAACATTCTTACTCATCGCTCTCAGGCTCCTCTGTCTCGCTCGATGGCGGGTAGAACCACTCACTATTTGGTAGAAAATCACTAACGGTTTCAATGTGGCCGTCTGATTCGAATATACCAAGAATGCCCTTGTAGCCGTCGCCTATCTTACCAACGATGTGGCAAGCCTCGCTGACGCCTGTTCCAGGGCTCATTTCAATTCGGCGACGCCATACTAGACGCTCACCTTTTTTGAACGTGACAAGAAGAACGCGCTGGTTCGCTTCCCAATCCCACAGCTCGAAGCTCTTGAGATTATCCAGTGGAAGGTCTTCGTAAGCGTTCTTCTCACCACTGGCTGCGACTTGACTGACGCTGCCTCCGTCATTCGTGTACGCAACCCACCTAAACTTAGTTCCTATAGCTGACATTGCATTGTCCTTTCATCCCATTGCATTGGGACTTAACTTGTTTAAGATTCTACTTGGACATTGTCCTCTGTAGTCCACCAACCCAAGCCAACTACAGGAAGGCCTTCGCCTTGCTCTCGCTCGTCGGTCTCGCCGTCAAGTGAGTGGGCGTAGGGTGTGTACTCATCTAGTTCTACACCAACGCGCTTGCCTGGTACGTCCTGGACAACCTTAACGGTTCCCTTGACAGGCTTGTGCTCTGGTGTATCGACCAAGACTGTAACTCGGTCTCCAACTTTAAGCTTTGCCATCTCTCGATGTTCCTTTCCTTAATCTTAGCTTGATGTATCGTCGTAGCGCCACGTGAAGGTTTCCTGTGCAGTTGCACCGGAAGCTGCTGTGGTACCGACTTCAATTTGGTAAACGACTCGGTCACCGAACTGACCTGTACCAGTTGTTGAACCAGTAACAGATAGAGGTGAGCCTGAAGTGTAACCGAACACGTCTGATGGTGCTCCAGCTAGGGTTGCGTAGTTACCAGTTGTAAGCTGAGTACCAGATGTACCTGCTGTACCAGTAGCCTGAACGTAACCTGAAGCTGTGTTACCCTTACAAGTAACGCCTGTACCGAAGTTGTTCGAACCGTCTGTGTACCACTTAACGTTGTCAACTGTACCAGAAGTGATAGCAGTTACGTCAAGGCGAGTAACGACCCAATAGCTGTAGTTTGTACCTGCAGCAGGGACCAAGATACTGTTTGAAGTACCAGCGGTTGTGTGAGCGTCTTCAGCGTTAGCGCGTGTGTTGATAGACGTAATATCGGTTGCAGTTGGACCTGCTCCGGTAAGGCGTCTAATTAGTACTGTTGCTGCCATTTCGCATTATCTCCTTAATTTGATATGCCTAACCTTATTATACCAAGTGGAGGCTTAGTTCTTGATGACCAACTTGTAAATGCAAGAGCAGTTGACGTGGGCATTGCCCGCGTGGATTTCCTCGAAGTCAACGACTTGTTTCTTGACTCGTGTTCTTCCCTTCTCATCGACGTAGGTCGCAACTAACTCGTCACCGAGGTCTGCGAAGTTCTCCGTGAATGGAATCGGACCCTGAGCAGCTAAGTCTACGCAAATCGGGCAGGGATTTGAGCTTCTAGTCTCCCAGGTCTTGTATGCTCTTGGCATTAGGTCATTGTCAACCAAGAACTGTAGGTCAGCTTCGTACTGGCTTCTGGTGAAGGCTCGGTTTGTTTCAGTCCGAGCAATCGCCTTCGCACGGTTTGTTGAAATTGAACCGTATTCTTGCTTGATTGCATTTATTATTTGCTGTTGGTTAGCACCTTCTAACGCCTTTTTCCTAGCGAGGACTAAGTCAGCGTCAGTAACCTTACGACCAGTCTTTGCAATCTTATCGACCTCAGCTTGCACGAGACCGTCGTATGTTTGCTTGGTGGCCTGTCGAAGGTCCTCCAAGATGGTGTTAATATGGCTCTCACCAGCCTTTTGGCTGATTTGCTTGATGTACGCCTTAACTTGTGGCGTCATCTTGAACTCAGCTGGGTACCCGAACTCTGCAGTTCGTTTACTTGCAGTCTGGCGAGCAAAGAGAGGAATGATAACTGTGTAGAAGGCAGCCAGCGCTAGGATTAGCTCCTTCTCACTTTCACGCTTGTCGGTCTTGTTGATGATGTCTGATTCATCGTCAAAAGCGTTCTTAGTTACCTTGTTAATGACGGAATTGGTAACGCGACCCTCGATGTTGACGATTGCGTTCTGGAGAGCAGCCTGTTGGTTGTTCAAGATACCTTTTGTCTCGGTCTCGAACTGCTGGATGATAGACTCGAAGTCATGGTTGTGGTCATGGCTCTCCTCTGTCTTATCAGCTTTCTTAGGAGGCTTCTTCTCCTTCTTACCTTTACCGTCTTCCGCTGGCGGAGCTACCTGAGGGTTCTTTGGGTCCTGTCCAGCCTTGAGCATTGCTGCCTCAATAATTGGATTAGGCCGAGGTTCCTCAGTGGGTTCACCAAGCTCTTCTAGTGTAATCTCACCTTGAGAATACTTAGCAGCAAGGTCACGCTTGTAACCCTGTGCAACTAGTTTGTCATAGAGCTTGTAACTCTCGTCTCGGATTTCAATGTCCTTAAGTTCGGCTTCCCTGTCCGTGCCGAGCGGGTTGTCGATGTACAGGCGGTATCTGTCCTTCAAGTAGGCTTCATGATAATACTTCTTGTAGTCTTGATTCAATGCTGAAAGGATAAGCTTGAGTTGAGGCATGACATGGTTCTCAATGAACAAGTCCTTTTGAACCTTCGCAGTCTCTCTAGTCGTACCGCTTTCCTCGATTGCCATCATTGTCTTACCGACGCCAGAAACAGCAAACAGTTCAGAACGGTTAATCTCGTTAATGTCCTTCAGGCCAGCCTTGTCCATGTCAATCTGCATGGAATCCCACGTGATGGCTCCGGCACCATTACCGAATAGCGGCAAACCTTTTTCTTGGTTAGTTACACGACTGACGAAGTTCTGGAACTGTTGAGGGTCTAGAAGGACGTCTGTCGATATGATACCTGGAGCCGCCATGTTGTTCTTAAGCGAGTGTCGGGTGTAGTCTCCACCTTGCTTAATGGTGAATTGTGCAGTCTTTGCAGCGTCTGTCATCGCAAACGGGTCGTCCTCACTGAACGGGTTGAGCTTGCGAATCTCAATAATCATCTGTGGAGGTATCTCACGAATCAGTCCCATGCGAGACTCGACGTAACCGCCAATCTCAAGAGTGTCCTTGTTTCGGATTCGTCGGACGTCATACGGGTTGAGTAGCTTGAACTCTTGGATGTTCCCGACTCTCGTAGACCCGTCAGTGTTCGCACCGACGTTTCTAACTGCAAGCAAGTAATAAACACCTTCCAAGTCTAGGTAGGTTGAAATGTCATACCAAAAAGAGTCGTTGTCAAAGCTTAACGACTCGTCGATGATTGTCAGGTATGGGTGGACAATCTCTTCACCCTTTGATTTTGCAGCAAGAATGGCTTGCTTCGTAGCGTCAGTCTTCAAGTTCGATTCAGCAAGCTGTGCAACCTTGTTGGCTCGGTTGTTGATTGCAGCGTAAGGATAGCCGGAGTACATCTCCTTGTCGTCCATGACGACCTTTGACCAGTCCTGGACAAGAGCTTTTCTATCACCGTACTTCAAAAATTGGCGACCAAGCTTGATGTCGTCGCCAACGGCATTCTCTGCCTTTGTGAATCCTTCTATTCCTGCTCTTACTCTATCTGTGAATTTCATACGTTTCTCTATCTTAATTGTATCAAGAATAAGAGACTCTCAATTGCCTAGGCTTGCTTGAAGGGAATCTTGAGAGCCTTGCTTAAATTGTTAGCTGCTCTCAGTGCGTTGGCTTTTGAGAAGTATGTCTCACTCGAGAGTACTGTTTCACCGTTCCTTGCAACGATGTTGACATGCCATAGGACCCGACCCTTTAGCTCTACGTGCATAGTGGCCTCCTACTTCTAATTATAACATTTGTTGCTGTCTAACCAAATCAGAAAGTGCGCCTACGTTCCACCCTACGATAAACTGCTCACCATCCGACGTGACTGGTACGCTCATCATGCCAGTTTTCTCGAATAACATCTGTCTCGTCGCTTGGTCGTCGTCGATGTAGACCTTCTCATACTGGACCTGTTTTAGTTGAAGAAACTTCTCGACTTGCTTGCACCAGACACAAGTGCGAGTTGCGAATACCTTGACCACCTGACCCTCCTTTTGTTTAGTTACCAAACACTGACTTGGGAGCGGTCTGTGGGTCCCAAATCAAGACCTTGTTGCGGTTTTTATCAAAGTTGAACGACCGATAGCTTGTCGGGTTCTCTAAACTCATTCTACCACAATTCATACAGCGAAGGTCTCTTGGTCCACTCGTCAAGCTAGTCTTTGTCTCTGGGTGCTCGTCCTCGTATTGTGTATACCAACCACAACTACGACATGTTTTGATAAGCGTCAACCAGTGCGGGTCATTTTTCCAATCCACCTCCATGTGCTCATACGCTTGGCGCGTCAACTCGTCAGGAACACCATTCTTCCAACCCATACGGTTTACCTAGGACCTCCCAAACTCAAGATTAGTAGTTGTAACCATAATATCACTAAAAGCGCGATAGGGGTCACGAGAATGGCCAGAAACCACTTAAAATAACGAGACTTGACCAGGGAACGGCTCATTTCCGTTACTGTCCTTTGGTTTTTCTTTACGAATTGAGGCGTCTGTCTTAGTCTCAACCTTGTTGACTGGCTTGACTTCGACTCTCGTAAAACCTTGATAATAGTTGATTGTGTTCCACTCAGGATTGACTGTCAGTCCATAGAAGACGTTTCCCTCTTGTACGTAGCGCATCCAATCATGCATGGAGGTTGGAAGGTTCGCCTTGTATTCTTTGTTAGTGTCTAGCTCACGAAAGACGAGCTTAATGCACTCTCGTCCAGCGTTCGCTCCCTTTTGAGCTGTGAACTTAGTACCGACCTTCCAAAGAACTGCGTTCATGCTAACCTCAACACGATGTGCTTGAAAAAAGTTGCGATTGCTTTTCTCAGGCTTGCTTGTTCATATTTCATTGCTGTATCCTTTAAGCTTTTATTTGAGGGTAAGCTTGTGCCTTATCGGTATTTACGGCGTAGGACCATCTCTATCCTGAAGCTTTTCCCACCAGTTGTAACCCTCTGAGATTTAGCGTTTGCTGCATCCAAACGATTACATGAACAATTATAACTCAAATTATAATAGAATGTACATAGCTTTTTTCATAAAATGCCAAAAAACTACTGCTAATAGATTGAAAACTGTTCATAACTAATAAAAAGGAGGCCTTTCGGCCTCCAATCTAATGAGCAGAGCGTGTTAGTTTTCGCTATCACGGTCTCGCGTGTTAACCAACGCGTGCAGTGCGTCAGACTTCGCTTGGCCGTAACGGCTTCGTACCTGGTGGGTTGACTTCAGGTTACCACGCTCACCGTAGTAACCGACGTATCCTCTTTTCCCATGACGGACGAAGATGTCGAGAGTCTTCATAGCGCTCTCCTTCCTATAATCTCTATGGATTACAATAGAAATTGTAATATATAAGATAAAATAATGATGTATGATACCTAGCACTGCTAGAACACAATTCGGCTTGTATCGTTCTTCGGGTCGTTAACCCCGCCTCTTCTAATCCAGTTTGCAATCATCGCTGAGTCTGAGTAGTCTGGTGAATAGCCAAGCTCTTCCTTAACCTTCTTCTTTTGGAGTACTTTAGGCTCAAGGTTCTCATCGAACTCATATGTTAAAACCATCAGCTCCTTTCGAAGCTCGTCCATGGTCTCTAGTTGATTCCAGATTTGAGCGTCGCCACTGTCCATGTCCTTGTGGTAAGCGTAGTATGCAGCAGACCGAGACTTAGCTGTTGCCTCGTAAACAGACACGAACCAACCCTTGGTCCTCATGAAGTCACGCATTCCAACACCGACGCCGTTGCCTTCAAGTCCAATCCTTCTGGCTTCGTTCGCTGTGATTCCACGCTGTTGGCAGAACTTGATTAACTCGAGAGCATATAGTTCAGAGATTGCTTTCTCTCCGCTCGTGTCAACTTGGAGGTGCTTCTGCTCGACGAGAATACCGTCAACCATGTACGAGACAACCGTCTTGTCCTTGCCTTTGTCTGCAACGTCAACTCCGAAGAACTTATCACCCTCACGCTTCTCTCCAACTGTAGACCTGTCGAGGAGCTGGCTCGTGAAGAGCATGTCATCGTCGTCCATGTAGTCCCAGTCACCGAGAAGCAAACGCTTACGCTCTCTTGGTGGTAAGCTTTTCAAGACCTCAATGTAGTTCTGTGGTAGGAATGGGTTGTCGGTTGGAAGAGACTTGATAAAGCACCTGTACGCTGTCTTCATGACGCCAGGCTCAACCTCTACGTCTCCAATCGGCCACTTCTGATAACTGCCCATTCCAAGCTTCTTGTAGGGCTCATAGAACTCATCTCTCGTAAAGTTCTGACTAGGGTTTTGTGTTAGAACAGTCTTACCAACAATGTGGTACTTGTCGTTCATGAAACGGTTTTTCCTAGAACCAAACACGTCTCGGGCCTTCTTCTTAATCTCACCTGCTTCCTCTATAACGACATGGGTGAAGTTCAACGAACCCAATGTATCGAAGTCGGGGTCAGACGGTTGATAGTTTAAGTCAACGAGCTGAATCTGGCTTCCATTGTTGTACTGGATAACTCCACGCTGGTCATGGTACTTATACTCAGACTGCTTGACGCCCATAATCTCATGGACCTCACGTAAGAGAGTAACAACGGTCGTCTGCTTCAACCTCGTGAGCTCTTTACGTCCTAATCCAATGCGGATTCCAGCGTACTTCTTGCATTCAAGCAACATCCAGAGACAAACTGTCCAGGTCTTGGCACCGCCAGCAGCTCCTCCGAAGTCTAACTCAACAACCTGTGGGTCAGCTAACAGCTCCAGCGCTAGGTCCTGGCGAGTGCTCAGTCTCAGTATTTGTCTCACTGGTTCCTGATTGCTCTCCGTCTCTAACGCTGTTGTCGATGACTTCTCCTTCAACAACGTCTCGCTCATCGATGTCCTTTCCTACTCTCAAAATTATTAACTCAGTTGGTCTCGAGAAGAATCCACCCTCAATCTCTAGCTTCTCTGGCACCTTACCGACCGCTCTGTTCATGAGTGAATCAAGAGCTTGGTTATTTGCAGGCCTTGTAGTTAGGTAAAAGAAGTTGTCGCTGTCTGACGGGTCCTCTGCGCCATTGTTCTCACCGAACTCATAATCGAGGTATTGTTTTATGGTCTCAATGTCAGTAACTTGCTCGAAGTATGTTCTAGTCACTCTACCCTTAGCGTCGCGCTCCTTGATTTTAACCATCAAGACCTGTTCGCCAACAGCTAGATTGTATTGAGCATTCCAGATTTCATCTACGTGCTTCAGGACACGTTGAATGAAATGCTCCTTGACCTTAGCAGCCTCAAGTGTTCTCTTCCTTGGTCCAGGCACTCCTCCTTGATTAGCACGAAGTCCACCTAACTTTCCATGCTCAGAGGTAGGATGTCCAGTGCTTCCACACGTAGAGCAAAGGTACGTTTTCTCTGTTTTCTTTGACAGGTTGGCAGACTTTGAGTCTAACGTCTCCTTGATTGGCTCTGGGTCAGCCATGTCTACTCTCCTTCGTTCGAAGGTCTCATGAAGTACGGAAGAACGTACAGTCCGATTCCACCTTGATAATTAAGCTTCTTTTGATTGACGAGGTCTACGAACTTCTTCTTCTGGTCGGTATCTAGGTGTTGGAAGTAAAACTTAGCGTGTCTCGTAACCTCAGGCTCTGTCTTATACCACTCGTTCTTGAACGGTACCTTCTTAAAGCCTTCTCCCTTTTGAGGCTTGAAGTTCTGTGAGATTGTCTTGACCTTCTTTCCTGAACCAGGGAGGTCGATGTACATCTTGTAATTCTTGTCTGTCGCTCCGACTGGGTTTCCTAACTCGACGGCCTCTAGGAACGTCTCTGGGTCTAGGCTTCCACAGTATGAACAGGTATTATCTTTTCTCCAAGTGTCTAGATTAGAGCCAGAGTATGTAAATGGACTGTTTTCATCCGCCATTCCGTCCTCAATGCGCCTGGGACAAGTGAAGTACTCTTTCTTTGCCATAATCTTATTCTAACCCTATAATTATAATTTTTACAATAATCCTCTTGCACGCTTGGCCTCGAAGACGTTATCTGGGTCGTGGTTACACTCGCTGCCTCTGCAGTTGTACCCTAGAATCTCTCTCGGACACTCCTCTGGCTCATAGGTCATGGCCTTGCCAATAATGAATCCGAGTATGAATAAAACAATAAACGTTATCATCCTGAGAATGGTCCTTTGTCGGTGTTACGGTTTGGTATCTTCTTGGTGTACTTCTCGACAGTCTGTCTGACGAGAGTCTGGGCTTTCACCTTCTCTGATTGGTCTCCCTTGTAGAAGACAATCGCTTGCATGGTCCTGCCTTGGTGAGTGAATGCCTTAGAGACAGTTGAGATTGAGTCCTCTCCCTCCAGCTTCTGAATAGCGCCGTCAGTAACGTAGCTCATCTTGATGTCGGTGGCTTCAAGAAAGTCGTCGTTGCCCTTCGTTAGAGCCTCAGCTTCCTTGATGACTCCGATAATGTAGACTTTATTCAGTTCGACTAGCATTTCTTCCTGCTCTCTCTAGCTGCCTTTGGCGGTGAGCTGTATGGTTAGTTATAGCTGGGTCACGTGGCAGTTCGTAGGTGTGAGGGTTTACCTTGTGCTTCTCCACTCTCTTGATGATTTTCTCGCCCTTCTTGTTGACCTCTCCAGTGTCGACCTCTAGGTATCGTCCCTTTTTCGTAAATGGACTGTGACCTGGCCTCTGATAGGCACGCGCTTCTCGCCGATTTGTCTTCTTGAAACCTTTACCCCCGAAATTAACCAGGTGGCTGCCTTCGGCATTCGGCCATTCAACCTCCACGCCGTTCTTGAGGTAGGTGAGCTTCTCACCCTTCGGGTAAAACTTCTGATTGTCATCTTTTGGCCCTTGGCCTCTTAGTCCCTTTTTTCGGTTCTTCCAGTATTCGGTCGATGTAGTCTGGGTCATGACTCTCCTCCGTTAGAAACGTCGACGACCGTGATTTTGCTGAGCTCCTCGACGACTTCTCTTTGGATTCTCTCTGTAATAATTTGCTTAGCTTTCTCGAGACTATCGAACGTATCTTCAGGGCTAACCCAGTTGTCGTCTCCTGAATCTCCATAGCCACGCTTCTCGCCTCTGATAAGAAAGTAGGTTTTTGTAACTTCTTTGCCATTCTCGTCCTTTTCTAGAAGGTCCTTCTTGCCGATGACCCTCGTCTTAGTTATCGTCCGGTCGTTGATGGTAAATACAATGTCCTTAATCTTCGTCATGCTCGTCTGCCTCCATTAGCACATTAGCTATCCTTGCAACCATCTCGTTTTGAGTCTCGGTTAGCTTTTCAGTCATCTCCTTGGTCTTGCCAGCCTTTTGAAGTTCCTCTAGAATGGGAGCAGTCTGCATAAGCTTATCAAACAGGCTTCCTTGGTGAGCAAGGTCATGCCAAACGTGTTCAGCGAGGTGGAGGGCTTTCTTACTCTTCACTCTTCTTGCCCTTCTGCTCCATTAGCTTCTTACTGACCTGTTGTCCTCGAATCATGCCAAATCCAACGAGCTCTGCCTTGCCGTCGCTCTGCCAGACAATGTAGCCAGGGCTTAGAATGAACCCGTCGTCCTCGTTGGAGTGCTGCTCAAGAATCTCTTGGCCCTTCTTGGTTAGCTCGACAGTTCCAATGACGTTTTCCTCATCGAAGTTCAAAGTAATCGGTACCTTCATCTCTCTACCTCCATCGACACCCGAATCGTGTCCTTATACTTGTTAAAGCTGCTGAACGTGTCCTTAATGTAAGAGTCGTTTCGGTCGACCACTTGGACACCTAAAGCCGTGATTGAGTGAGGGTCTACCTCAGTTGCCCCCTCGTCGATAATCGCTCTGCACATGAGCTTTCGGTCTTGTAAGTACTGGCTGATGTTTCTGATGTGGGCTTCGTCTCTAGCCTCTAATACGATTACGGTTTGAAGTGGCGAGTTAGACCACTCGTTGAGAGTTTCAACCGGAGTCAATAGAATAATTGACGCTGCTGCGTGCACCGCTTGGCTTGCAGCCTTTCCGGCGCTCATCTGCAAGCTCTTGTTCAAGAAAATGTAGATAGTCGGCCTCTTATCGTTTTCAGTCTCCACCGAGGGCCTCCTTTATTATCTTGCTTAACGCCTTTCCCACCTGCATTCGCTCACCTGCTGCGTAGTCCTTGACGAGTTGTATCGCCTCTTCTTCTACGCCCAAAATCGTCCACCGGCTTCTGTTGTCGAGAGGTTCGGCCTTTACTGGAGTTCGCTTTACTCTCTTAATCTTCTTTAGGCTCATATTCATATCCTAATTATAATCCATGTTATAACGAAAGTACACTAAATGACTGGATATTCCTTCCACTTTTTAACTTGTTATTGCAGTGAGCATGGGCAATCTGCTTGTTGCTCATCAGGTTCTCTCCTCCAAGCGAGGTTGGGACGATGTGGTCTGTTGTGACCTCCACCATCTCTTGAATGACGCCGCCACAGAGAGCACATCTTTTGTCCTTGAACCAGAGATAGTCAACGAATGCGCAAAAGACGTATCGCTCCAGTGAATCGTTAAAACGAGCTCTCCAGTATCCAGGGACTCGGCTAATTCGTAGCTCGCGGATGAAGTCGCTTCGAAGTCTGCCAACGTTCTCACGGTAAAGTTCGAAACTCGACATGGTTTCAGGGTCGTGCCTAAGTAACCAATGACAGTATCTGAAGGCCTCGATGAACTCATTTTGACTGTGTCTGCCTAAATCTTCCGGTATCATTCCGCTCAAAAATCACCTTTCGGACCTCTGTGTTAAAGACGCGGATGTCCTGGTCTTTCGTTTTATGCGTGCACTGGACGCTCCAGTCGACTAAGTTGACATGTCCTGCTCTTCGTAGCTCGATTCCAAAGTCAAAGTCTGGTCCAAGAGCATTTCTCTCAAACGGCTTAAAATCGTGGTTCTTGTAGTAGTCAGCTTTCGTGATGAAGCAGTAGAATCCTCCAGCGTCAACCTCCTCAATACCCTCACCAACGTCGATTGACTCGATTCGGTCAACTTGGTAGACGTCGTCGACTCGCCAGGCTCCGACGTGGGGTATTCCCCAGCGTCCCAGCTCAATTCCACTGACGAACCCAGCAAACGGGTTTAACCCGAACGTCCTCTTGAGGTTTTTAAGTGCATGAGGCGGAATTATCGTGTCATCCTCGACTCCGAATACGTAGTCACAGTTAATGATGTGCTGCTTCGCGAAGTTGTGGATGTCACTGATTCTCATGCGTCTTCCTGGAATGTCGAAGTGGCGTAGGACGTGCTTGCTCTTGAACTCAAGACATAGCTTCTGGTCGAACTTGCTTCCCTCACAGAAGTTTCGAGCCTCGACGAATAGGTCAGGCTTGCCGTCAACGATGACGAGGAGGTTAGTCCTCTCACGGTCACACTCGAGCATTTCGAGCGACGCGAAGACCTGGTGAATGTACTCCTTCCTTGATACTGGTAGGATAATCGTTACTCTGTCCACCACCCCTCCCTCGGTCCTCGACTCTGCCTGTACAAGCGGATTAGGTCGTCGACGCTCTCTTGTTTGAATAGCTTGTAGTATGATTGCCTTCCTTCCTCGGTAAACACCTTAATGTCCTCCTTCATCTTAACGAATTGCCAGTTCATTAAGATTCTACCCATTCTGCCATTACCGTCGACGAACGGGTGGATAGCCTCAAAGTCTACGTGGTCCTTGATTGGGTCACCAAGCTTGTTCGCTTGCTTACACCAGTCTCTCATTTGCTGGTCGATAACGAGAGGAGGTTGGTCCTTTTTTGAGTCTCCAATCCAGACTGGAACACGGCGCCAGTCTCCCTTGTGGTACTCCTCAATGTCCTGGTTCTTCATCAGAAGCTTGTGTGCCCACTTAATTATCTGGGTATTGAGTGAGTCGTACATCAGCAAGTACTCCCAAGCATGCCTAGCTTGAGTTAGACTCTTCTTGTCGTACACTCCCTCAATCGCGTTGCTTTCCTTTAACATGTAGAGAATGTTTTTCTTAGTTGGGCTCATGGCAAACCACGCACTTTCCGTTAATAATGCAGTGCTTTCCGTTGTTCACTGCAGCAAATCCGCAAACGTATTTCACTTCTCTCTCACAATCAAGTTAACCTTACCGAGCTCACAGGATTGGATGTCGTCGAAGGCAATGTCAGGCGTGATGTCAGCTGTAATTATCGGGTGGTCGTTCTCATCTCTGCCGATGACGTTTTTCGCCATCACCTTGTGAACGTACTTTCTAATGCCGAGTCCGTCGACAGCTTGGTTCGCCCACAACTCACCGCTTCCTGACCATACGATAATTTTAACATTCTTCATGGTTGAAAGCCATATCAAACCAGACCTGACAGACTCGTTCGCGACGAACAGTCCAGGCTTCGTCTTCTCGCTGTTGAGAAGGGTCCCGTCAACGTCAAAGGCTATTAAGTACTTCTTCATATCTTGGCCTTAGTTTCTCATAACTGAAGTTGTTGAGTGCTATCTCGATTGCCTCGGTCTTTCGAAGCATGAGGTCTTCTTCAGGAAGGTCTAGGAACTCGTCAATCTTGGCTGCTAGGTCTACTGGCTCAACCTCGTTGATGTCGATGATGGTCCTCGCCATAAAGTCGCCTGAGCGGTGCGCTTTGACAAGCCATTCGTCTGGTAGGTAGTAGTTGTTCGGCTCGACGTCGCTCATAACAACAGGAACTCCTGCGGACAGCGCCTCATTCATCGGTAAGCAGAGTCCGCCGTACTTTCTTGGCAATAGCATGAAGTCAAACCCATGGCTTCCATCACTGTACAGCTCAGTCTCGTCGTTTGGGTTCGAGAAGTCATACCTCACTCTCGGGTCAGGCGAATCGAAGGTCGCCATCACGTTCGGTGGAGCTTGGCTCTTAATGATTAACTGGAAGTTCTTGTTTGTGTGCTTCAACGCCTCAAGGACGATGTCAGTGCCGTTTCTATCATTGACTGCACGCTTTCCCTCAACGTGGACGATTGTCTTGCTTGCTCCTCTCAGGTTTCGGTTTCTTGCGGTTGAGAATCCACCAAAGTCGAGTGGAGGAGGCAAGTACACGACGTTGTTGAGTCCATGCTTTTCCATCTCCTCAATGTTCCAGGTCGACGGAGCTAAGAACAGGTCAGGGTGAGGGTGTCCAGGGCGCTGGAGATTGTCTAGGAACTCCCAGTTGTACTGTAAAACCGTCTTGACTCCCATCTTCTTGGCTTCAGTCATGAATAATGGATTGTAGAAAAGCTCACAACTAATGAGTACATCAAGGCCCTTCAAAAACGCTCTAGCTTGGCTGTTGGTTGGAAAACCGCGGACACCGAACGCGTTGAACCCGTCGTACCAGTGAGGAAACTGCTCGTTGTCGTTCATGAATGGAGACGAGTCAATCACCATCACCTTGTCAGGCTTCAACATGTAGCAAAGGTTCCTCGTTTGGTTTCCAAGACCAGTCTTATCTGCTCTCGCAATCAGTCCGACTCTCATTAGTATCTCCTCGCGAACAGCATTCCGCCAGTCTTCCAGCTTCCAACGGTCTTCACTTGGTGAGTCTCACTGAGCTTCTGAACGACTCGCCCGAAGTCATTTCCGATAATGTGGTCAAGCTCGATGACGATGTAGCGGACGTATGAGAGCGTGTCCTTGCTTGCTCCGAGAATGATGTCTGCCTCTGAACCCTCAACGTCAATTTTCATGACGTCGACGAACTCAAGGTCGTGGTCCTTCCACAGTTGGTCGAGTGTGACAAGCTCAATCTCAGTCCCATTCTTGGTTGGGTCCTTGATTGTGCTGCCGCCTCCCTCGTTTGAGATGATTGCAGTCTTGCCGTGCTGCAGGTCACTGACGCCTCGGTCTTCGATGACGACCTTATCTGTTCCAATCTTGTTTTGGAGAAGGTTCTCAGTTAATAGCTCGATGTTGTTCGGCTCGGGCTCGACAGCGATGACTTTCTCGGCTCCGAGCTCGACAGCGTAGGCGGTGAACACTCCGATGTTCGCTCCGAGGTCGACGCAGACCTTCGTGTCTGAGAAGTCGCCGTCATACACCTCGTAGACGTTCTCACACCAAATCTCACGAATGACTTGCATTTCATTCAACTGCCTTGGGTCGTCTTTTAGTTTTGGGTCCTTGTCAGGGACGTGGAAGTAATACCTTGGGTTATGAGATGGTACCAACATCTAATCCTAGCTCCTTCAGTATCGTCTGCCAACGATGGCGATACGTGTAATTATTCTTAACCTTCTCGTGGCCATGGCGGCGAATCTCGTCTGCCTTAGAAGGGTTCTGGAGGTAGTAATCTATTTGGTGTCTGAGTTGGTCGAAGTTCTTGTACTCGTAGAAAACACAGTCGACTCCGTCTTCGAACTCTCTTTCAATACCAGGCACGTAAGGGTGAATAAGGAAACCACCGCGGCCAAGCGTCTCATAAATGCGGTCAGACCAGTAATCGGGGTAGTTAAAGCCAATGCATAGAGTGTCACCCACGACGACGCCTGCTCTGGAGTATACCTCGTTGAGCCTCTTGCCGCGCGCCAAACCTGCCGGTGTGTCTGAGTTATATCTCGTAAAGTTATCTCCATAATAGTTCTCCAACATGTTAATTAACTGTGTTCTGTACGGCCACTCTCGGTGGTACGTCTTGCTGCCAACGAAAATGACGGTCCCCTCTTGGAGGTAGTCATCGTCAATATAGCACTCCTCATGAAAAACACCCGCTGGAAGGTAGTGCCCTTTAACGCGGGTGTAGGAATTGAACCAATCAGCCATCTTACGGTCGACGGTAAAAAAGTGTTGAATGTCTTTGTAGACCGGTTCTCTGGTTAATTGTCTCTGACGGTTCAGTCCAAACCATAGGTCTAGATGATAACTCATCGTCGGAATACCACGAGTAGCAAGGGTACGGAGAACCGCTTGCATGTGAGGAATCCCAGGCGTGTTCCAGCCGTGGGTGTGAATCCAAACGAATAATTGGCTTGTGAGTGCTGCGTCTAGTATCTCTCGGCTCGTAGCCTCTGTCTCTTGGAGAGCTACGACTTCATGACCTAACGATTCAAGCGATTTTTTGTGGTGACTTTCGCTGGAGTAGTCAGCTCTGAAGTTACCTAAGATTGTTATTTTCACGTCATCTCTCCGTTGACTTAGTGCTAGGCACGTTTTACCTTGTGTTCCCAATGAAAGGATGCAGCTCTCTTTGGGACTTTACTTGACGAAGTTGCTTGTAAAAGCTGTTCGTAATGTTAACTATTGTAGTTAGTTAGGTGTGTTGCTCTTAGTGCCTACAGCAATCATAATCATGCGCCTAGACGGGGTTGTACATATTGCAAATGTGTTGTAATTGCTGTTACCGTCTATGCATGTTCGTTAGCACTAGTGAGACGTGCGCGTCCACGCCCTGGCAACGACTTTCACGTGCTTGTCTTTTGCAGACCCACGGACGTAGGGAACCGCACTGACAGGTTGTCCACTAGTGGTAACTTAATGCTTGCGCCTAGGCTCGCTAAAATTGTTTACAGTTCAAGTGTAAATTGTTTCCTATTGGAGTTGCTGTTGGAGCCTAATCTAATTGTACTATGTGTGGATAGGCGAGTACCTTTCAGAGTTTAGAATATCGTTCATGCTCTCAAGCGGTGTCTTGCCTGCCACGGCGTACTGGAAGGTGCTCTGGCTAAGTCCAGAAATAAGCGTAACATTGTTGTCATACTTAGTTGCTGGAGCCTGAGTCTGACGTGCGTCAACGTTCCAGAACACTAGGTGAGGGAGCTCATAACCAACTTCTTGGAACTTTCTCTTTGCTTCCTCGAAGTTAGTCTCTCGGTTTCCGCTTGTACCCTCATCGAACTCCATGTCGGAGATGATGTAGACTACCTTTGGAACCTCTTCTGCTTTTGCTCCAGAATCAACTGCAGCCTTGAGAATCGCGTCGAATGCCTTTTGGATGTCGGTGTTCATTCCCCAGTCAGCGTCCTCAATGCTCTCAAGCTTCTCTCGAAGAGTCTGGCCGTTAACTCGGTGAAGCTGTGGGTTCTCACTGAAGGTCATGAAGTAGCCATTGAATGGACCCTTGTTTCTTTCAGCGAAGTACAGAGCAAGTGAAACTGATACTGATATTGGTTCGATTGTTCTCTTGTTTCCACCCCAGTATGTTCCTTCCATTGACCCAGACACGTCTGCTACGACGAGAGCGTTAGCTCCACTTGTGTAATCTGGAAGGTTGTTCCACATTGCGTTAGCAGCCTGGTCTTGGACGTCGTCCCAGTCGTTCTTAACGAGGTCGTATACCTGGTAAGTGTAGAGAGTAGCTGTGTTGATTTTCTTCTCTCCACGGTTAACTGACTCAAGGTACTTTTCGTACCGAGCTTCAGCGTGCCGCTTGAACGCCTTGATGTGCTTCTTGTGAGCCTGTGATGGAATCTTCTCGAAGTCAATGTTGTCCCACTGCTTCTGGCTCATTTGCTGCTCTAGAAGTCGAATGTACTTACGAAGTTCTGAAACGACAAGTCGGTACTGCCGTGGGGTGTAGCCAAGAAGCTTCATAATCTTACGTGCTCTCTTTCGAGTAGCCTGTGATGAAGCATTCTCTGATGGAAGCCACTTCGCGAGAAGCGACACTGGCTTTCGTGCCACCATGTTGTCCTTGTCCTTCTTCAACTGGTCAGCAATAACGCTGATAGTGTTTGGAGTAACTAAGAAGTCGTCCCAACGTCCATACTCTGGAACGAGCGGGTCAAGCTTCTCAACGACACCAGGTTCACGGTCGTGAAGCCACTTAAAGATAGTTCGGAAAAGCTGACGCTCACCTTGTCCGCCTCGAGTGTCTCGAAGGTAGAACAAAGCCTTGAGTGCCATGTCACGGTCACTTGCCCAAGCCTTCTTGAACAAGTCAAGAGCTTCTTGGTCTCGTCCTCGCATGGCTCCTGCTAAGCTGAAGAAGTCTAGAACTGGGTCTAGGCTCGAAGCATTAGTAAGAGCGTTGTTTTCAGTAAGCTTATGCTTATTAGTATTAGATTCAAGAGTTTCTAAAAACCCCATTGCTGCATCCTTTCGGGTTATTGGTTGTAATCTTAATTATAATGCGTTAAATTGAGTTTGTAAACCCTAGAAAGCAATGCGGCCATTTACTATCCGCACCTTGGGTTTGTGTCCTGCTGCAACGCCGACCCCGTGGCGGTGTGCAAGTCCGTAGATGTCGTTAATGTTGCCGTACTCGTTTCGCTTACAGGTCGCTAGCTCTTCCTTGAAGTCTTTGAACCTCTTTTTAGAGAGCATGGTGTAGGAGTTGAAGCTGATGTAGCTGTTTCCGATTGGTTGAGATTTTTTGATGACAAGCGTAACGGACTCTTCCTTGAAGTAGTACGTGAAGTTGCCTCTACGCATTATCTGGTGCCTGTAAGAATCCGTCACTGGGGTCTTCCCAACCTTCTGCGCAGTAACTATCCTGCACATAACCGTAGTACGTTCTGTGTAACTCCTTAATACTGCGGCCGACCTTCAGGAAGTGTTCTTGTACGACAACATCGCCCTCCTTGGTAATAAACACGCTGGCTCGCTTGGCACGGCCACCGTTCAAAATACCAAGCCTTGACGCAAGAATGTAAGTTGATAAAACTTTATATCTTGTGTTTTTTAGTGACGGCTCAGAGTCGTACCAGTCCTGAACCGCATGTATCGGGTCAGTGGTAGCTCCGTAAACATCAACGCCTAGACTGTCAAATGCTTCAATCCACGCGTCGAGGTTTCCCATTTCAGTAGAGCAAACTGGAGTAAACGTCTCAGGGAAGAACAGAATGAGTTTGTGCCGGTCTGGATTCCAGTCGTCTTGATAAAACCTTCGTACGTTTCCCTGGTCGTAGACCATGATGTCAGTGGCTGCAAAAGGCGGGTTCTCTACACTCTGGTATTGGAGGTAACCAGTGTCTGACTTTTTGCCTTTTGAACACTTAACACATGCCATAATCGGATTGTAACACTTATGATAATAAAAACAAACTATGAAATAAAAACCACGACAAAAAGGCCTCAATGTTTTCGCTGGAGCTGCGAGAGACCTTACATCACGCTTGGCTCTGTAATAACATTCCTATTACGACGCCAAT